CTCCCCTGCCGCGCACTGCCGGGAACATGGGCGGAGTCCGGGGAAACAAGACCCGCACGACGGGAACCCTGACCGCCGGCACAAACAGCCTAGCCTTCCCGGCTGACTTCCAAGAACTGACCTCGTTCACCCTGACAGCGGACCCTGCGGCTGTCCTGACTTATGTCTCAGATGAGCAACTGAGGCAGTATCAGCGCTCGGGCACCGGCAAGCCTGCCTTCTTCGCAATGTCGGATGTTTTCGAGTTTGACGTAGCGCCTGACGACTCTTACGCCTACGAAATAATCTACTTCCCCGGCGTGTCGGCATTGAGCGACAGCAACACCACAAACTGGCTGTTGACCAAATTCCCCGACGTTTACCTGTCCGCCTCGATGTTCTGGGCGAATAGGTATCTGATGGCCGAGGACGAAGCAGCATTGTGGGCGAATCAGTATAAGGAAGCTGCGGCGCTTGCCTCGGTTGAGTATCTGCGTGGTCACCAGTCGCAGGGGCCTCTCTCCATCCAGCTTCAGAGAAAATTCTATGAGTGACATTCAGACCTGGTCGAACACTGCCGCCTCGAACAACGCAGCTCCGCCTAACGGATTCCCGGAGGGCATGGCGCCCTCGACTGTCAATGATGCTGCCCGAGAGGTCATGGCGGCTGTTAGTCGATATCGCTCTGATACTGACGGGGTAAATACCTCGGCAGGCACGAACACGGTTACGCTGACCGCAAGCAGGACGGTGACGGCGTATGCTCAGGGTGACCTGTACACGTTCAAGGCGGGCGGAACGAATACAGGGGCCGTTACCTTTAACGTAAGCGCGCTGGGGGCTAAGGCTGTTCAGTTCAATGGGGCGGCCTTGGTAGGCGGCGAAATCGTCTCTGGCCTCATGTATACGGTGGTCTACGACGGGACCCAGTTCCAACTTATGAACGTGACCGCCGTTCGCATTATCTCGGTCACCGACAACACCAATGCAGCGTTGCGCGTCACGCAGCTTGGCACGGGTAACTCGCTGGAGATTGAGGACACTACCAACCCTGACAGTTCCCCGTTTATTGTCAACAGCTCTGGCCAGTTAATTCAGGGATACACGACCGCAGTTGCAAGCAAGGTAATCACGACTGCCGCAACTTCAGCAAATCAAATCCAAGGCAACACCGCTGGTAACAGTTCGCTAGGGGTTTTTAATTGGTCAAGCAATGCCTCCTTCTCAAGCTCTTTGGTATTTAACAAGAGCAAGAGCGGAACTATCGGCACGCTTAGCACGGTAACCGACGGCGATAATCTTGGGATTATTCAGTTCAACGGCTCAGACAATAACGCTTCCCCAACTTTCAATGTGGGCGCGCTTATTTCTGCGCAGGTAGCCGGAACTGTTGCCACGAACTCTATCCCCTCGCGCCTTAACTTCTCGGTGACAGACAACGGCGGGACAAGCGCGACGGTTCGGATGTCGCTTTCTCCGGAAGGATACCTTGGCCTCGGGAGCGCGTTCACAACGCCTGAGCAGATGCTCGATATCCGAGCAAATAACACCGGACTGACCAACGAGGCCCCGCTAAACGTCATTCGGTTTACAGATGCGGATACCACAACCGCCGCCAATCAGCCGATGGGCAAAATTGAGTTTTACAGTCCAGACCTTGACAACGCCACAGTTGGCGCTTACATCCTAGGCTCTGCTGTTGGTACAGCAGGCGGTGGCACGATTCGATTCGGCGCTGCAGCCAATGGGGTAACGGCTGCCGAAGTCTGCCGAGTTGCCGATACCGGATTCACAATGACCAAGGACACCGCTGGCCTTGGTTACGGTACAGGGACTGGCGGAGCGGTTACCCAAGCCACCAGCCGAACGACAGGCGTCACGCTAAACAAGACCAATGGCGCAATTACGTTGTTTTCTGCGGCAGGCACGGCGACATGGGAGAGCTTCACCGTGACCAACAGCACGGTGGCTGCGACTGACGTGGTAATCCTCAGCCAGAAGAGCGGGACGGACCTGTACATGCTTGAAGTCACGGCGGTGGCTGCGGGTTCGTTCCGTATCTCATTTGCTACAACTGGAGGCACGACGACAGAGCAGCCGGTATTTAACTTTGCAGTCATCAAGGCGGTGGCCGCCTAATGCCCTCGCAGAGACTTCCTTTCGGGGCTTGGCTGCCAGACGAAAGAAGTCTGGCTAGCCCTGGCTCCCTCACGGCCAAGAACGTAGTTCCCAATGGGGATTTGTTCCTGCCCTTCTATGGTCTTCAGACAACCTCTAACACATCCCTAAGCGCTTACGCTCGCGGGGCAATCAGCGTCACGGATACCGCAGGGAACGAATATACCTACGCGGGCGACGCGACAAAGCTCTACAGCCTTTCTGGGACTGGCTGGTCTGATATATCCAGAACCTCGGGCGCATACACGTCAGGCGCTCAGACTGTCTGGGACTTTGCCAAGTTCGGCGATAAGGTCATCGCTACCAATAGCGTTGATGAAGTCCAGATTATCACGATGGGCGGGACCAGCTTTAGCAATCTTACTGGAAGCCCGACTAAGGCTACGTCAATTGCGGTAGTGGGTGATTTCGTAGTTCTGGCAAATACGGACGACTCGGATACAACCGTTCGCTGGTCTGGGTTTGGAGATGAAACTGCATGGACACCGAGCCCAACGACGCAATCAGACTACCAGCAGATAGCGGGGAACTACGGTTCCATTGTCCGCATCATTGGCGGAGACCGGGGAAGCGTATTCTTTGAGCGCGGCATTGTTCGGATGGAGCGCGAAGGACCTCCGACAACCTTTGGGTTTTATCCGTCAGAGCGTAAGCGCGGTGCGGTTTCCTTTGGCTCTGTGTGTGACGCCGGGAACGTCATGTTCTACATCTCCAGCGATGACATTTACATCTTCGATGGAGAGCAGTCGCAGAACCTTGGCTCAGGGAAGGTAGCGCGCTGGTTCTTTCAAGACGCCGACCCTAACTACTACTACCGCATGAGCAGCGCGGCAGATTTAACGCGCTCGCTTGTTCTTTGGTCTTACGTTGGGGCTGGGGCTCAAGTTCCCCAACCTAACAAGATTCTGGTTTACCACTGGCCCTCTGGGACTTTCTCAGTGGTTGAGCTTGAGACGAACGCCCTGCACGCCTATGTGGCTTCGGGATACACGCTAGAAGGACTGGATGCGATTACAACTAGCCTCGACGCGCTCACCGCTTCTCTGGATGATCCCGTGTGGTCTCCTGGCCGAATAAATATCGGGGCTTTCAACTCCTCCAACAATTCCGGCGTGTTTGAAGGAACGCCCCTCACGGCGGTTTTGGAGTCCAAAGAGTTCGACGCTCAACCAGGGCGTATTGCTTACGTTGACCAGACTCGCCCAATCATCGAAGGGCCTACTTCCACGATTACGGTGGAGCATGGATATCGAGCGAATCAGCGGGACGATGTTTCTTACGACCCTTCTGTCTCGATGAACAACGATGGGGCTTTCGACATCCGCAGAAGCGCCCGCTTCCACAGAGTTCGGGTGACTATTGCTGGCGGATTTGAGAAGGCTTTTGGTGTAGACCTGAGGGCAAAGATAAATGGTCAGCGATAGGTCGGAACTGTTCGGCGGTAAGTTGGGGCAGGTAATGCCTGCGACGACTACTGCCCAGACATTGTTTACTGCGCTTGCGACGACTGAAATCACGCGCATAAACATCTGCAACGTCACCAACAACAACGTGAGTTATTACCTCTACCACAACGACACGGGGACGACTTACGCTACGGCGAATGCTCTAGTGTTTAACAAGACGCTTTCAGGGCACGCGACGGACATTATTGAGGCCGCCAGTCAGGGCTCTGGGATTACTGTTCAGAAGAACGGTTCGCTAGGCGTTGCTACTTCTTCTGCGAACCATCTTAATTTCACCGCTTACGGCATCGTCCAGAAAGTACGTTAATCATGGCAATGAACGCAGGCACTCAGCAGCTTTTGAATTTATCGCGCGGCGGGCGAGCCTCTGAGGATTTAGCCGCTCAAAGAATTGAAGAGCAACGAAGAAATGAGGCTTTTCAGATTGCTAACAGAGCGGAGCAAGAACGGCTTGCGCAAGAGCGCCAAACGGCCCGGCAAGCATACGAAAACTTAGCTAGGACGACCCAGCTCCAGCGACTGCCGACAACTGATTACGGCCTTGATTGGCAGAATCGGATGATGAACCAGTTGGCTTACGGGGGAAACGTCCCTCAAGTGATGACGGGCGGCACAAACCCAATAAACACTTACGACATCCTAGGGTATTACGACAGAGGCGTCGGCTTTGGTGATTACCCGACGTCTGTTCAGTCTCCTTCTGGGATGCTTGATATCTACCCGGTTTTGGGGTTTGGCTCATCAAGCGACGCTGCTGCAAACCTAGAAGAAAAGAACAGAATCGTCAGAGACGTTCGCGGTCGATTCACCCCGCTTTACTATAACGCCTCAACAGAGGGTTACGCGCCACCTGAAGGTAAAGCTGGCCCTGGTGGAGTTCTTTTTAACTCTGGACTCGGAAAGACAAACGAAAACCCCGGAGATTACAAAACCCCCGGCGCGGGCTTGTGGGCGGCTGGCTTTGACCCGAACGACCCGCTTGTCCTGCAAAAGCTATACGACCATTTTTCGGCAAATCGAGGCCCTGTTTGGGAAGAGTACAAACCGAAAAAAGATGCTTCGGGCGCGTGGGAAAAAGGAACGCCCGAGCAGGCTCTAGAGTTTCTTACCGACGCAGACCATTGGTTTCGGCAAGAAGCCACAAAGATGGACCTCCCGAAGCGCGGGATTACTGATTCCTTTATAGGAAATCTTATAATTTCTGGCGCAACCTCGCTTCTAACGGGAGGCATTGGCGCAATCGTAAGCGGCCTTACAAGCAGCGTGGCCATAGGCAATATCGCCTCTGCGCTAGCCGCCGCTGGCATTGGTGGCGCTACTGGCGGAGTTCAGGGCGCTATTACTGGCGGCCTAGGCTCTGCTGTTGGTGCTGGCATTGATTACGCTGGAGGCGTTGGCGAATTCATCCGCAACCCGCTTGAGGCTTTAAGTGGCGCTTTTGACGTTGGCGCTGGCGCTGTTGGCGGTGGGGTTGGCGGCCTCCTTCTGGACGACATGGGCTCTGCTGCTCAAGTAGGCCCCGGCTCTCTGGCTTCTAATACTCCTCCGGTTACAGGGCCGATAATTCCTACTGAGAGCGTAGTTGTTACTGGTACTGTTCCTGCTTTAACAAATACCGGAAGCGCGATTGGGGGCGCGGTTGGGGGCGCGATTGGGAATGCCGTTGGCAACTTCACCGGCCCTTCGGCTATTTTGGATCCAGACGGCAATGTCACGTTTACGGGAAGCTATACAGACCCAAATACAGGGAGAGTAATTGAAGAGTATACCGTTACAGCCGATGAGGGCGAGCCCACAAGCTTTTCTGGGGGAGGGACTGCATCAACAGCAATAGGGGCTGGCGGAGAGCTTTTAGGGTCAGGCACGACAGCCGGCGGGGCAACAGGCGGGGCAACAGGCGGAAACACGGGACTTCTGGATCAAAACGTAACTCCCGTTACTCCTCCCGTTACTCCTCCCGTTACTCCTCCCGTTACTCCTCCCGTTACTCCTCCCGTTACTCCTCCGGTAATGCCGCCCATTACCCCCCCAACGCAACCCTCGACCGGAGGAACAACTGGAGGAACTACCGGGCCAGCAACGCAGCCGCTGACACCTGAACAACAAGCCATCCGCGACATAGGGTTGTCTGCTGGTTTTTCAAGCGAAACAATTAACCGGATGATTCAAGAGATTGGCTCATCTGGAGGGGCAGCTTTATCAGGTATGACTGCTCCCGTTAATTCATGGGCAGGGCAAGTATCTGGGCCGATTCCTAATTTCGTCACCCAGCAACCTCTTTCTCCTGTTTTTGGGTCTGGGGATTGGATTCAACAGCAAATTGACAACGCCATGATTAACCCTTCTCCAATGACGGGGATTCCATCCCCGGGCAACACATGGGCTGGCCAGCTTACTGGGGAAGTTCCAAACTTTGAAACCTCCACTGGAGCGACCGGAGGAACTACTGGCGGAAGCGCCACCGGAACAACTGGCGGAACGACTGGCGCCCCGGAAAGTCCGGTCCAAGTAGGCTCAGAGGATTGGGTCAACGCCATTCTTGCCGGAGCTGGTCTTGGAGCCGCAGGGGTCGGCCTTGCTGGGCTTGGTGGGGGAGCATCTAGCGGATGGGGCTTTAATGGCACCGGAGCCATGCAAGACTTCGTTACTCCTGGCTCTGGGGGCGGGACCGACCTTGGCGGAGGAACAGGTTCGGGAACTGGATTGGATGGCGGGACCGGACTTGGAGATGGGACAGGTCTTGGAGATGGGACGGGCTCCGGGGGCGGAGATGGTCTAGGGGTTGGGACTGGGGTTGGCCTGCTTACGGATACCGCCCCGATTGTTGATCAAGCGGTGCAGCCGGACGCTAGAAATCCGTTTGATTTTGAACTCCCAGACTTCTCTATGGGGGGAGGTCAAGGCAGCCTTGGGCAAGCGACCGGCTCAGGAATTTATGGGGGCAAAATGGGTGGTTTTGAAGCAAAATACCCCAAGACGCCCAAGAAGAAAAAACGCGGGATAACCGTTCAGATTGCAGGAGCTAGACGCAATGCCTGATGTCATTACAACCCAAGGCACAACCGCCCCATGGGCCGCACAACAGCCGTACCTGACTCAAGGATTTCAGGCTGCGCAGAATGAGTTTTTAACGCAAGGCGCCAATGGAAATTGGACGGCAAATGCCCTTGAGTGGTACAGCGACCCAGAGACAGAAAGCACCTCTACCGTCTCCCCGATGGGTTTTGGCACTCGGCGACAAATACGGAACATCACGAACCTTGCAAACAACAGGAACATCCTGAATCCTGCTGAAAGGTATGCCGCCCAAGCAATTCGCGGGAATTACCTTACCGCTGATACTAATCCGTATCTGGCAGACATGGTGTCGGCCGCAAGCCAAGCGGCTAGGGAGCAGTTCACTAACGAAACGATACCAGGCCTTAGTTCAGCCTTTGGAATGTCCGGCAGAACCGGAAGCCCCGGCATGATGAATGCTTATAACTCCGCTGCTGCTGGATACGGAAGAGGCGTGGCAGATATTGCTACAAATCTCTACGGCACTGCATACGAGAACGAACGCCAGCGCCAGCAAGAGATGGCCATGTTTGCGCCCGACCTCCTGCAAGCTCGCACAGGAATGTATAGCTCGGCACTTGAAGCCCAGCAGCTTAGAGATGAACAGGCTCAGCGAGAGCTTACCGACAGGGTTAATCGCTTTAACTTCTTGCAGAAAGCCCCAGGGGAAGCTATCGCTAACTACATGAGAAACGTCTCAGGTTCTTACGGTGGACAGACCACAAGCCAGCAACCTTACTTTGAGCCGTCTGGCTGGTCTGAGGCTGCTGGAATACTTAGCCTTATAGCTGGACTTTTTCCGAGAGAGGGCAATCCGTAATGGCTAATCTTTTGAATATGCTAAACCAAGGCATTGAAAACCTTTCCACAAGCCCCTTGGGAATGGCTGGCCTAGGGCTTTTGTCGCAGCCGAGCGGAAGTTTTGAACCAATCAATCCTTGGGAGTACGCGGCCAAGGGAATGCAGATGGGCATGCAGAACAGGCGGACTCAGCAGGAAGATAAAAGAAAGGCTGAGGAGTACAAGCTTGCTATCGAGGAATACAACCGAAAAAAGCTGAAGTACGAAGAAGAGAAAGCTCGCAAACAACAAGAGCAAAGGGCTCTTGATGCCGCCATGGCTAATTTGCCACCGGAGCAAATACCTATGGCGCGAGTTCTTGGAAAAGACTTCCTGAAGATGCAACTCGAAAACTCCATGAAGCCTCCGCAGCAGACAAATCTAGAGCGGAACCTTATTGCTGCCGGACTTCAGCCCGGAACGCCTGCATTTCAAGACGCAATGATGAAGGGAATTATGCGGCCTTCTGTGCAGATTGGAGCCCCTGAAAAGCCTTTGTCTGTTTCGGAGCTTTCAAATCTTACAGTCCCATCGGGGGAAGCCCTCCGTTATGGGATGACTCCCGCTCAAGCTCAACAAATGGGCGCAATCCCTAGAACCCCAAATGACCCCATTCAGCAGGCTGAAGAAATTGCCAGAAGGAAACAGAAGCTCAAAGAGGAAACCGCAAGCCAAGGTGTTCCCCAAGCTCTTCAAGGAATATATTCCGCTAGAAGCCAATGGGCTCAAAACAAAACATCTCCAGAAGCTATTGCAAGGCTTAACCAAGAGCGCCGACGATTAGCGCAAATTCTGGCGGCCAAGCGAAACCCCGGAAGAGCCCCGACAGATGCGGACGTTCAGATTGCTTTGCAAGACATTCCAGACCCGCTTTCTATCCAGCAGGGATTGGGGTCAATGATGGGAGAGGACCCGTTTGCAGCTCGCATGAAGGTTGTGGAAGAAGAGCTTGGGGCCGGTAAACAAGGCTGGCAAGAAGTAGCGCCAGGCGTTCGGATTCGGAGGAAGTAACGTGCCAATTTTTGAAGCCGAGATTAACGGAGAAGTTTTTGAGATAGAGGCCCCAGATGAGGCTTCTGCAATTTCGGCTATTCAAGGAAACAAACCCTTTGAATACGCGCCTCCCACTGAAGGCATGGGCACGGGAGAAAGGATTGCGGCTGGCGCAGGCAAGGCAGTTTATGACGTTGGCCGAGGCATTGGGCAGCTCATAGGCAATGTCCCCCAAGAAAAGATTGACGCGGCCAGACAGCGCGACGCGGCATTGATGGCGACGGGCGGCGGAATGGCGGGCAATGTCCTTGGGAATGTAGCGATGTCTGCAATCCCGGGGCGCGCCATGATGGGAATCCCCGGGCTTGCTACCGCAGGAAGGGCGCTTGCCGCTCCCTCTACGCTTGGGCAGGCCGCAGCAGGCGGGGCAATGTTTGGCGCTGTTCAGCCTACAGCCACGGGGGAAAGCCGGATTTCTAATATCGCCATGGGGGCTGGCGGCGGCTCTGCTGGCTACGGGGCAATGGCGGGACTTGGAAGAGTTATGGCCCCTCAAACACCAGAGGCGGTCAGGGACCTGATTGCTCGCGGGGTCACGCCTACGCCAGGACAGATTCTAGGGCCGACAGCTAGCCGAATGGAACAAGGATTATCTAGTTTTCCCGTGGTCGGGGATATCATTAAGGGCGCACAGACAGGTTCCATTGAGCAGTTCAATAAAGCCGTTGGGAACGAGGTTCTTTCCTCTGTTGGAATGAGAGTTCCGGCAGACATCAAGCCCGGAAATGAAATGGTTAAATACGTTGGCGATAAGCTTGATGATCAATACACATCGTTGCTTCCAAAGATGTCGGCGATCATTGATGACCAGTTTACTTCTGAAATTGCCACAATTCGGCAAATGGGAAATCAGTTGCCAAAAGACAAAGCACGGCAATTAAACAATATTCTTCAGGAGACAATGGTAAAAAGGATTGGGAGTTCTCGCGGCATACGAGGAGAGACGATTAAAGAGATCGAATCGTCTCTGCGGAAAAAGGCATCACAATATCAAGGCTCAAGCAGCGCAGATGACCAACAACTAGGAGATGCTATAGCCGAATCTCTTAACTCGTTGCGGGCTTTAATAAACCGAAGTAATCCGAAATTTGCTAAAGAGCTTTCAAATATAAACAAGGGATGGGCTAAGCTGGCAGTGCTGGAAACAGCAGCAGGGCGCGTAGGGTCAACAGAAGGCGTATTCTCTCCAGAAGCCTTCAGGGGAGCTATAAAGGCCGGTGATACAAGCGTCCGGGATAGGAGATTCGCAAGAGGACAAGCCATGATGCAGCCCCTCGCGCAAGCTGGCGTCAACGTCCTTGGGAAAACCGTTCCAGACTCAGGAACGCCTTACAGATTCGGAAGTGCCGCACTTGGTGGCGGGCTGGCGACCGGTGCGCTTGGCGGAATGATTGACCCAACATTAGCTGCTTCAATCCTTGGGACTGGAGCCGTATACGGAACAGACATTGGGCGAAGGGCTGCTGCGGCTGCGCTTACTCAAAGGCCAGAGGCAATCCAAGCCCTAGGACGCGGTGTCTACGGACTTGCGCCTTCTGCGGGCCTTCTTGGAAGCGGAATGTCTCAATGATGGCCGAGTTCCACAAAGCTCATGCGTTCGTCTCCAAATGGGAAGGGGGTTACATCAACGACCCTGCCGACCGAGGCGGAGAGACTATCTTCGGGATATCCCGTAAAGCGCATCCTCATTGGGCAGGCTGGAAGATGGTGGACGCTGGAGACAGAGACTCTGAAGCCCTCAAGAGGGACGCAGAAAAGATCTACCGAATGAGCTACTGGGGGCCGATTCTTGGAGACCAGTATCCCTCGCAAAAACTTGCTACTTTGGTTTATCAAGCTGCGGTAAACTGCGGGGTTAGTACAGCAGTCAGGTGGCTCCAGAAGGCGCTCAACGCTAACGGGGCCAACCTGAAAGAAGATGGGAAAGCGGGGAACCATACCCTGCACGCGATTCACGAGGCTGACAGAGAGTCGGCAACGTCAAAGGTAGTTGAGGACTTCAAGGCCTTTCAAAAGGCGCACTACTATGAGCTGGCCAACAAGCCAGACCAAAGGCGTTTTCTGATTGGATGGCTCAACCGCGTGAACGCTGCGTGAGGACAGTATGGAGTTATCGAGAGATATAGGTCGGCACGATGCCGAGATTGAAGCCCTCCAAAAAGAGATTTCGGAGCTTCGGCAAGAGATAAAGCAAATCAGCAAAATCCTGCACGAGGCCCGTGGCGGGTGGCGCACAATGATGCTTCTAGGTGGGGCCGCTGGCGCAGTAGGTGCGGCCATTGCAAAACTGGCGCAGTTCCATTGATTGCTGACACTATCGCCGCTGTCTTTGGGAAGGTTCTTGATAAAGCCTTCCCTGACCCTATTCAAAAGGCCCAGGTTGCTGCTGAACTTGAACGCCTCAAGCAGGATGGCGCTTTCCGGGAATTAGAGATAGCCATAGGCGCCATCAAAGCAGAGGCCGGAAGCTCTGACCCTTGGACCTCCAGAGCCCGACCTTCTTTCCTTTATGTCTTTTATTTCATCCTGCTGGGCTTGGTTATCCTTGCCCCGGCAATCGGAATCATGCGCCCTGACGCTATGCGGGAATTTTTCCTGAATGTGAAGCTGGGCTTTGAGGCAATCCCGGAAGCTCTATGGTGGACTTTTAGCGCCGGGTATCTTGGCTATACGACTGCGCGAACCTATGAGAAGGGAAAGAAATGAACGGAATGGGACTACTCGACCCTCGCCTGAGTGAATACCTGCGGCAACAGTACGCTCGCGCTCAAATGAATCGCCAGGCGAACCCACAGATGAGGCCTCAAATGCCTCAGCAGATGCCGCCTCAGATGCCGCCTCAGATGGCCCCCCAACCTATGCAGCCGGGAATGATGCGGCCTAACATGCCCGCAATGAATCCCGGACTGATGCCCGGAACGATGCGGCCCGGAATGATGAACCCCGGAATGAACCCCGGAATGATGCGACCGGGGATGAATCCCGGAATGAATCCCGGAATAATGCCAACCAGGTTCCGGTGAAGCCAGCAAAGTACGAGGGGATGAACCGCTTCAGGTCTCAATGGCTTGAAGCGAAGAAAGTAGGGTGGAATACCGAGCAGCTCGCTTCAAAGCTCGGCATCACGCTGCGCCAGACTTTCCAGAAGCGCCGGGACTGTGAAAAGTTCTTCGGGGACGGTTTGCCGTCCTTGGGAACCAACATCAATATCCCGAACCTCGACCACCAGCAAATCCCGGTCGGGCGGTACATCATCGCCTCCGACCTGCATCTCTGGCCGAATGTTCATTCCAGAGCTGAAGAGGCTTTCGTAAAGGTAATTTCCTCCAATCACTTTGACGGGCTGATTCTCAACGGCGACGTACTCGATGGCCCTGCGGTCAGTCGGTACGGAAAACGGATGGCGGAGGATATCCCGCATATTGTCGATGAAGTGTCTAATGCCCAAGCTCGGGTGCGTGAGTACGTCAAGGCCTCAAAAAATAAAAAGCTCACGCGCCATCTTATCCGAGGCAATCACGATTGGAGATTGGAGAACTATCTTCTGAACAACGCGCCAGCAGTCGAGGGGCTGCCGGGCACGCAGCTAGAGGACATCTTCCCGGACTTCGTGATTTCCATGTCTGCCAACATCACTGACCGAATTGTGATTAAACACCGATGGCACGCTGGGGTGCACGCCGCCTACAACAACGCCGTCCGGTCACATACTGCGGCGATGGTCACTGGAGACACGCACAGGCTTCAGCTAACGAGATACGCAGGGTATGGCGGGGTGGCCTATGGCGTAGAGACTGGGTTCCTAGGTGACAGATACGGGCCACAGTTCTCCTACGGTGAGAATAACCCACAGAATTGGTGCGAAGGCTTCTGTGTTCTGGAGGTGGAGGACGGAGAGCCTCACGTAGAACTGATTGATTGCTCTCGAAAGAATCCCAGATTCATGGGGAAGTCGATTCATGGTCGTAATTGACATTGAAGACAGGAGACGAAAGAAAAGGGAATTCGGCTCCTACGCATGTGGTGACTGCGGCTTTGAAATGTGGGCGCTCTGGACAGATGGCCGCGTTACTTGCTGCAACTGCGGCGCCATGGCCACCGACATCTTCACCAGTCTTTCGAAAGATTCTCCGCCCAGCGAGCGTTCGTGAATCCTAGCTGAGCCGCGAAAGGCTCCGGGATGAAGTACCGGATGCGGTGGTCGTAGACCTTGCCATTCTCGTCTACGACGTAGGTATTCACAGAAGCTTGCTTGCGAACCCCTGGATTAGGGCTGGTCTTTTTCCCTCGCCAGTCCACCCAAGGGTCCGGGGGCGTATCGACCACCTTCATTCGCCCACGGAGAAGCCCGGCGTGTAACCTGGCGCACTCCATTGCCTCTGCATCCCCTTCTTTCCGAGTCGGGAAGCGGTATCCGAGACTTGCACTACCCCCGGTCACCTTGGCCAGCATGGGGCGGTAGATGGTGTCGAAGAAGTATTTTACGTCCTTCTGAAAGGGGGTAAGTGCAATCATGATTCCTCCGGGTTTACCTAATTATGCCACGCCTAACAACCTGAATGCTGCTGCTGCCACTGCTGGAACTTGTCCATTTCCAATGGCTTTAAGTCTGTCCACTCGAGCGGCCAGCCCATTAACCACTCTACCCACGTCGGGTTCAAGGTCCCACGCGCCCACTCCTCCGGGGTGGTCCCGCGAATCCTTGGGTCGTTCCCAAGCATTCGTTGCATCTTTCCCTTCGGGGTCCCGGCTGCATCCTCGTTCGCCTGCGGAGTGAGCCACAATCCAGATCCTGTCCCTTTTGTGTGGGGCACCAACGTCGGCTGCTCCCAGCACTCCCCATCTCGCATCAAACCCCAACGAGGCCAGGTCACCAAGGACTGTCTCGAGCCCTCGCCGAGTAAGCATGGGGCTGTTTTCCACGAACACGAATTGTGGTCGTACTTCGCCAACCACCCGCGCCATCTCTCTCCACATTCCGCTTCGCTCTCCGTCAATCCCTGCGCCTTTCCCTGCTGCGGAAATGTCTTGGCATGGAAACCCGCCAGATACAACGTCAACAATTCCTCGCCACGGCCTGCCGTCAAAGGTTTGAACGTCATCCCAAATCGGGAAAGGCGGGAGAACGCCGTCATTTTGTCTGGCGACAAGTACGCTTGCGGCGTAGGGGTCCCATTCGACGGCGCAGACTGTTCTCCATCCAAGGAGGTGTCCGCCAAGTATTCCTCCGCCAGCGCCTGCGAAAAGAGCCAGCTCATTCATACGGCTCATAGTCGTCAACAAGCCCGAACATCACAGAGAGGATTTCCTGTTCGATTTCCCGCTCCTCCTCTTGTGTCAGGTCGTCAATGTAAATCTGCTCCCCGCCGAACTCATCCAGAATTTCCCATTCGAAGTCGGCAGGCTCCGCAGGATACCAAGTATCCGGATGGCCGCTGTCTTTCCCCTTAGTCGCTGCCTGAAACCACAGGACGTTGATAACCACATCATTGCCACGAACATTCATTTCAAATTCCATGTGTCACCTCACTGAATCAAATGTAAGCAGGATAATACCAAGTAGGATACTAAAACGGAATATCATCCGTAAACTCATCTTCCACAATCTTTCTGGATTCCGAGATAGCCCGGTTCCCCGATTCTGTCTTGCTTTGCAGGGCCAGGCTCATGAACTTTTTCCCGTCCTTCTTGGAGGTGCGTATCCATGCGGACAGCCAGAACTCCTTACCGCCAACCGTTACAGCCCCCCGGTAGTCCGGATGGTTGTCCTGCTCCTTTCGGTCGTTCTTGTAGAGAACCCCGCTGTTGTCCCGATCATTCCTGATTTCGTTCATTTCTTCCTCACTGCCTTAATAAAGTTTTTGGTTGAGTCATCGCACATTTCATAAACCAGCTTCTTGCCTTCCACGTTCAGCTCGTCAAAGAGCTGATTGCAGGCAAGCTCGTCCTGGACGTCCTTAGCCAGCGCGAGCTGCTGGACGTAATCCATGCGGAGCATAGCGGCTTTCTGTTCAAGCTCCCGGCCCAGTGCCTTCTGCTTTGAGTTCAGTCGGCCAAAGGCGAAACGGTAGCCTTGGTCATCGGCCTTAGAGATAGCAAGCAGGGCAAAGCCATTGCCTTCTTCCAGCGCCCTGACGACTTCTCCGAGCCTGCTTTGATTGTCCGCCCCCTCTTTATTCTCGGAGCCCCCAGCAGAAGAGTCTACGGCGTCATGCTCGATAATCTCCAGAGCAGCGACCCACAGATACCGTCGAAGATAGGTCTGCGAAGCCCCGAGGTTCTGGACAGGATGGCAGCCTTTGAGTTGGGCCTCAGCCAGCGGACTTGAAATCACAATCCTGTCCGTTGGGTTCTCAACATCCACGATGGTCATTGTTGCTTCAGCGCCAAACGAAACGAACGCGCAGAGCCCATGCTTGTGGAAGATGTCGATGGCTGGCTTGATGAAGTCGGCCAGCTCGAAATACTTATATCCTGCAAATTTATTCTCACCTGACTTCTTAAGTTCCCGACTGTGAAACTCCACTCTTGCTTCTGACAATTTCTTAAACACGCTCATACATATTTCCTTATTAAAAAATTACCTTGCCTTGCTTAGCCCCGCCCGGCCAAGCCACGCCCGGCCGCGCCTTGCCTCGCCCAGCCTCGCCTAGCCGCGCCGTGCCCGGCCACGCCTTGCCTCGCCTGGCCACGCCTAGCCTCGCCGGACCAAGCCCCGCCCTGCCTTGCCTCGCCCAGCCATGCCTTGCCTCGCCGCGCCTCGCCTCGCCTCGCCATGCCAGTTAACTCCAATCTGTGACTTCAAATTTCCCGAATACGCCTCGATATGTTCCGAGCCCAATCGCCAACCCGGCCTCTACAATCAAGTTGTACAGTTCCTGCTCTTTTATTTCCTTTGTCGGCAGGATGGACAAAGTAAACGTCAGCGCCCAAGGCATCGGAAGAACCGGACGCTCTTTGGGATTGGGGATGCCTTTATCAAGGCGAGCAACCCGCCTGTCAAGATACACCCCGGACTTTTCGTCTTTGTCTGGCCCAAACGCTCCCACTTCGATAACCGCTCCGTTACGCATAAACGGAATGTAACGCGGCGCCTCAGCCATCCCCGTGATTGTCGTGAAGGAGAGGTTGGCGTTCGCGATGTCTTTGAACTTCCGCTTGTCTCTCAGTCGTTTCGGTGCTGAGTTCGTGTTGTGCGCGGATAGCAGTGACACAATAGAATCTATCGGCAACGCCATCACGGATGTCCCTGGCACGAGGTAAATCTTCTGATGCCACTCTAGCTTCGTGTTGTTGTCGCCCGGATATCGGTCGAACATGATGTCCGTCAGCCCGGTCAAAGTTACCGAGCGAGTCTGAATCTGCAGTCTCGTGTCGCTGATTGTGCTTTTCATTGTTCACCATTTCTTTTCCACTTGTTTTCGATTGATCTACGCGCAGCCACGGCTAGGGTGGCACACACCATTTTCCCAAGCTCGGCCATCGCGGTTTTTTTATCGTCCGGGTCTGCTACGTACATCGCAGCAACCATACCGATGATGTCGGCAGGGCTATCGGCTAGAAGCTCGATGCGGCCCTCTTCGTCTACCCAGTCACTAATGAGCTTTGCCTGTTCGTCACGGGTCAGGCTGTCCCAGTTTCCACGTCCTTCTTTCTGAACCTTGCGTGCCATCGCTTCCCACATATCAACCTCCATACAACGGGCTGGTGGTCAGCCCAAACCAAAGAAACGACCCCACGACAATCACAGCGAAAATGAGTTCCGCCAAGAACTTTACGACTGTTTTCATTTCGACCTCACCTGTTTGGTGGGACTATCCTACCAGCACGAGACCCTGCGTCAAGCCCTATTTATGTTCCAATGGTGACAACTTGTAAGCATCACTTACAGGTTGACTTGCTGGTAGGATGCTGCTATAAAGCACCCATGAGCATGACCGAAAAAGCTAGAAAGTACGTTAAATCCCTGCGGGGAGATTGGCCCAGACTCTGCGCAGAAACAGGGCTTAGTTACCACTGGGTCTGCAAGTTCGCTCAGGGGGTCATTAAAAACCCCTCGGCGGCTTTCGTGGAAAAACTGCAAAAACATGAAAAACGCACTTGAGGGTATCATCATGGGTACGGTTATCGGGTTAATCCTGTGGGGGATTATCATTACTGTGGGGGCTGCGCTGTGACCCAGCGCGAAAAGGTCCTCAAAGCCCTTGAGAGGGGCCAGAAACTCACGCCACTGGATGCCCTGAACCGAGGTATGGGTCTGCGCCTCGGGAGCCATATATACGCTCTGCGGAAGGCGGGACACGACATCCGTTCGGAGCTTGTCCAGAAGGGTGATGCAAGAGTTTCAAAATACTGGTTGCACCAGAACTGAACCAGTAATATCCTGA